GCTGACTTGCGTCAAGCCCAACAACAAATGGCTGACCAATCGTTCTCTATCATTGGCGACATCATCACGGCAACGGCAGGGCAGAGTGAGGCAGCACAACGGAAGGCGTTTAACATAGCCAAGGCGGCAAGCATCGCTCAAGCCATCGTCAACACCTACCTCGCCGCAAATGCGGCATTAGCAATGGACCCTCTCAAGGAAGTGTTCCCAGGTCAGCGATTCGTGCAGGCAGCACTTACGATAGCCGCAGGTCTTGCAAATGTGGCCAAGATTAAAGCGACTCAATTCCAAGGTGGTGGAGGTGGCGGAAGTTCTGCGCCATCCCCTGCCGCTGGTAATGCGACTATGACCCCGCCTCCAACCTTTACAAGCCCGCAAACGACCAACCTCGGAACGGGTGACCTGTCATCGGGTCAGGGTCAGCAGAACCAACCCATGCGGGCCTATGTCGTTGAGCGTGACATTCAGCAGACGACCAGCAGGGTGCGCCGCTTGTCCGAATTTGCAACATTGGGGTAAGGATTACATATCCCCACATGGAACTTCCCGTGTACCGAATGACCGTGGACGAGGTGGACGAAGGCGTGCAGTTTGTCGCCCTCGTTGATATGCCTGCGATTGAAAAACCCTTCCAAGCCTTTGCCAAGACCCCGCAAAGATTTGCCGAAACGGGGGAACGCAGGGTCCTGACGGGACCGCTCATGCTTGCCGACACACCCATCTATCGGAAGGACGACACCTACGGCGAGTACTATGTAGTTTTTGACAAGGCCACCATCCGCAAGATTGTCCAAAAATATTTCAAGCAGGGAAACCAGCACAATGTGAACGCTTACCACAATGCCGAACTCGATGGCGTGTTCATGTTCGAAAGTTACATCACCGACACCGAGCGTGGCATCCTTGCACCCAAAGGCTACGAGGACACCCCCGATGGCTCTTGGTTCGGGTCTTTCAAGGTGGAGAACGACGAGGTGTGGGAGAATCGCCACGCCTTCAAGGGTTTCTCCGTGGAGGGCTTGTTCGGCATGAAGAACACGGGGACTGAACTGGAGGTCGCACTCGCTGGCCTTGCAGACGATTTGACGAACTTTTTGCAACATATCCAACCTCAATACAAATCCCAATAATATGAACCTGAAATCAGCCATTGACACTTTGCGGACCGAACTCCGCAAGTTCACAACCCAAAAGCAAGCCTTCGCCGACTACAAGTTGGTGGATGGTACTGTTGTCCGTGTGGACGGCGACCTCGTTGCAGGTACGGCCGTGTATGTCATCACCGAAGACGAAACGCTCCCCGCTCCCGATGGTGAGCATCAAGTCGAGGGCGTTGGTGTCATCAAAACGGAAGGTGGCAAAATCACCGAAGTGGTTGTAGCCGAAGCCCCAGCACCTGCCGAGGAAGTCGCCGTTGCCGCTGAGATAACCCCCGAAGTTGCAGGTGAAGTGGTGAGTGAAATCGCCGAAGGTTACCCAATGGTAGACCCATTGATGGTTGAAGAAATCGTCAAAAAGCACTTGGTGTCCATCATGGAGGAACTGAAGGCCGCCTATACCGAGATGGGCAAAATGAAAGACAAGATGGCCGCATTTGCATCGCAGATGGAAACCATGACCGACATCGTAGAAAAGGTCGCCGAACTTCCCTCGGAAGCCCCCAAGCCAACCGCCTCCGCTATTGTGGAGCAACGGAAGGCATCAGCCGCTCAAAACTTTGCGGCCATCGCACAATCAATCCAAACTCTTAAAAACTCCAAATAACTTTAACCCCCTAAAAACAAAATCATGGCATTTTCTTTCGGAAACCTTTCAGCCTACACCGACCAACAAAGGCTGCCCCTCATCACCAAAGCGGTCTTCGCCGCTCGCTCTGCTGCCCTGTTCACCAAGCAAGTGGGCATCAAGTCAGCCGCCGCCCTCAACCTCATGGACACCGATGCAAACATCGGGTCAGGAACCGTGTGCGGTTGGTCTGCAACAGGCAACACGACCTTCAGTCAGCGTAACATCACCGTTGGCGTGATGAAAATCCAAGAGGCTCTTTGCCCTCGCTCACTTGAGCAGTACTGGATGCAGTCCCAGTTGACCGCTGGTAGCCAATACGACGGCGTACCTTTTGAGCAGGCGTTCTCCGAGCAGAAGGCTCTGCGTATCGCCGAAGCCTTGGAAACCGCCATTTGGCAGGGTAACTCCTACTTCAGCGGTGTAAACCAGTTGCTGAACGCCGCATCGGGTTCTACCGTTCTTGCCAACGCTTCCTCTACAACTTGGAACCCAGTATCGGCTTCCGTCGGTATCACGACTTCCAATGTCATCACCATCTTTGACAAGGTTTACAACGATATCCCACAGGCTATCTTGACCAAAACCGACCTCGTCATCTTCTGCGGATGGAACAACTTCCGCACCTTGATTGGAGCGTTGAAGTCGCAGACAGGTGTTATGTACAACCAAGTGGACCTCCAAGGTTTGGCCGATGGTGACATCATCTACCCTGGTACCAATGTCCGCATCGTTGCCGTCCCAGGTTTGACCTCTACCAACCGCATCGTCGCAACTTACCTTGGTAACCTTTTCTACGGAACCGACTTGCTCTCCGACGAGGAAAACTTTGAGTTGTGGTACTCCAAGGACAACGATGAAGTCCGCTTCCAGGCCGCCTTCAAAGCAGGTGTGCAGTTCGCCTATCCCGACTTGATGGTTGACTTCAAACTGGCCTAAGTGTAAGGGGGGAGGGAAACTTCCCCCCGTTATTTTGTTCCATCCCTAAAATAAAATATACACTATGTCTTGTTCCCTCACTACGGGCTACGCCCTCGGATGCCGTGATTCAGTCGGCGGTATCAAAACTGTCTTTGTCCAAGCCTTTAACCCAACGGGTTCCGTGAACACCAACGGAAGCGGAACGGTCACAGGCTTCACGGGTTTCTCATCGGGATTCTACGAGTACGACTTGACCAAGGCCACTTCGTCCATGACGGAAACCTTGAACGCAAGCACCGAGAACGGAACCTTGTTCTACACGCCCGAAGTAACCTTTACAATCAACAAGTTGCAGACCGCCGTGCGGAATGAACTGCGCCTCTTGGCTCGGAATCGCTTGCTGGTCATCGTCCAAGACAACAACAGCCGCTACTGGGTGTTGGGTGCTGCGAATGGCTTGGAAGCCTCCGCTGGAACTGCTGGAACGGGTACTGCATTCGGTGACCGTTCAGGCTACGAGATGACGCTGACGGGCATGGAACCCGATGCAATGCTGAACATCTTGCCAGCAACATTCTCTGCGCTGACCGCACAAATCAGCGGTTCGTAGAGTATCTTTGACCTGCGGGCCTCATACCCCGCATGGTTTAGTGGTCTGGGCCATCTCGCAAGGGGTGGCCCTTTTTTTTGTACCTTTGAACCATGAGAATTTGCATCGTTTACAACGCCCACCCGACGGGGTGTTCCTTCTACCGATTGGAAATGCCGAACGCTTACTTGGGCGACAACTTCACGGAGTTTGACTATGTGTGCGTGGACAACATCGCCAATGTCAAGGATGAGGACCTAAAGACCGTTGATGTGTGGCTATTTAATCGTCTTTGGTGTCAAGGTACCTTGGAACAAATTCGGAAGGTTTACGAGGCTCTAACGGCGTTTGGGGCGAAGGTGATATTGGACCTTGACGACTACTGGGTGCTGGAATCGGGACACATCATGTATCGGCATTACCTGGACACCAAACTTGACGAGCAGATTCGTGAGCATATCCGCTTGGCCGACCATGTGACCACCACGACCGAACACTTGGCGCAGAAGATTCGCCTGCTCAATAAGGCCGTCACCATCCTACCCAACGAACCCTACGAAGCCTACCAGCAGTACCTCCCCGACACTAACGCAGAACCCGAACCGCACCTGTTTAAAATCGGCTGGTTTGGAGGGGCGCAGCACCAAGAGGACATCGCCTTGGTGGAGCATTCGTTTTCCCTGCTTGCCCATGACAAGTCGCTGGATGGAAGATACAAAATCTATCTCGGCGGGTGGAACGACGGCAACCCCGTCTATGACGATTACGAACGGATGCTCTCCTGCCGTGGCTTGAATAAGAATTACGGACGCATCCAAGCGGCTGACATCTACTCCTATGTCGGGGGCTACAACTTCATCAACGCCACGATTGCACCGCTGCGTGATACTAAGTTCAACCGCCTCAAAAGCGAACTGAAGGTCGTGGAAGCGGGCTGGATGGGCAAGGCTATCATCGCATCCGAAACCATCCCCTACACCGACATAATTACCCACGGCCACAACGGTCTGCTCATCCCCTACGGGAAGAAAGACGCTTGGTACAAGGCGGTCCGCAAGTTTGTGAACGAACCCGACTACGCTCGCTCCCTTGCCATGCAGTTGTCCAAAGATGT